GGGGTGGGTGATACGGGCGTACCAGAATCGGCCAGATCGACTGCGGCGCAAGGGATCTGGCGGCGCGTGTGCCGGTCAACAAGTGGCACTATCAGCACGAACTGGTACAGCCGGCGCACACGGGATCGGCCCCAACTGGCACAAGGCCCGGCCGGGTTGGTATCGCGGTGATACCGAATTGCGCCGAGTGGTACGAGCGTCCTACCGCCGAGATACATTGCGGCGCAAGGGATCTGGCGGAACTGGTACGGGTGTACCTGGGGAAAAATCGGTTTCCACAGGTGTCACACTCGCGTGCGTTACATCCGTTCACAATCGGCCATTCTCAGGCGTTCGTAATAAGACATCGCCTGCGGCGCAAGCGATCTGGGTGATAAGTGTGCCCTGGCGCTACAGATTGGGGTCGCCGGCAGCCAGGGCGGTCAGCTGCTCGTCGATGCGGCGGCGCAGGATCGACTTGATCAGCACCCGCTGCATGGGTGCCAGGCCGCCGAGCATGTCGCTGATCTCGGGCACGGCCTCCCACGCAACGCGGTGCATGGCGTCACGCATCTCGCGGCCAGCCTCACGGGCCAGCTGCTGGACCTTGAGGTGCGCGAGCTCGACCTGGGCTTCGAGAAGGCGTTGCTGGGCTGCTGCGATGGACATGGCTGGGATGGGTGGTGATGGTTGGATGCCCCCTCCGGGGAGGGGGCCGGTGCGATGCGACGCGTCGCGACGGCGGGCGCAGTTCCGTAGTGCGCGGCACCGCGAGGCGCGGATGGTGGACATCAGCTCACCAGAGAGCCGAGGGGCTCAGTGGTGAGTTGTGGGGCCTCGGGTGAGGCCCCCGGTGTAGTGCGATGAGCAGCTGAGATTTGAGTAGCAGAGCGCGGATCGGCGCTGCGGTGCAGCGAGCTGCGTAGGTGCCCCTCTCGGGGCGTGAGCCAACACTACGGGCTGGCCTGTCCCGGCCAGTGGATACCGTAACAATCCGTCACAGATCCACCTCACGCTCGATCTTGGCCACCGCCAGTCGCGCCGCCGTCTCGGTCAAATGGGCGTACCTGCGCGTGCTTTGCACGCTGCTGTGCCCCAGCAGCTGCCCGATCACATCGAGGCCGTGGCCCGCGCTCAGGGCGTACGACGCGAAGCTGTGCCTCAGGTCATGCGGCCGGAAGTCCTCCAGCCCCACCTGGTCCCGCAGCTCGCACCACAGCGAGTGATACCCACCCATCGGCTGGCCCGGCCTGCCCCCGGCGATCACCCACTCCCCGCCATCGCGCGGATGCCGCTCCCGCAGCTGCTCCAGGATCTCAACCGCCCTGGGCACCAGCAGCACCCGCCTGGCCCTGCCCGTCCGCCTGCCCGTCTTGTGGTGCTCGGCCGGCACGATCAGCCGGCCACCGGCCCAGTCCACCCAGGCCCAGCGGGCGTGCAGGATCTCGCGCAACCTGCAGCCGGTGAGCAGCAGCAGCCGGATCAGCTGGCAGAACCGCCACCGCACCCCCATGCCCTCCCGCTCCCAGTCCTGCAGCGCCGCCCGCAGGCGGGCCAGCTCCTCGGGGCTCAGGTACCGCTCGCGGGCCACCTTGGCGTCGAGCTCCACGCCAGCGCACGGCCGCGGCGCCCGGCCCTCGGGCCACCAGCCCCAGCGCTCGCTCAGCCGCAGGGCCCGGCCCAGCTGCAGCACCGCCGCGCGGGCGACGGGGCGCCGGCCCGATCGGTCGTACCACTCCTGGACCATCGCGGTGGTGATCCGGTGCACCTGCACCGAGCCGAACGCCGGCAGCAGGTGGCCGCGCCAGATGTGCTCCTCCGTGACCCAACCCGGGCGGGCCTGGCGGGCGAGCCGGTGGCGCTCGTAGAGCTCCTGCCCGGTGGGCGCCTCGCGCCGCTGCCGGCGCTCCTCCATCGGGTCGCCACCCTCGCGCACGCGGGCCAGCGCATCACGCGCCAGCCGCCGGGCATCGTCGGGCGACAGCTCGACCGGCGAGCCCAGCTTCAGGTCGCGCTGGCGGCCGTCGACGCGGTGGCGCAGGTAGTAGGTGCGGGCACCGGTCGGCAGCACCAGGAGGGAGAGGCCGGGCACCAGGGAGTCGTTGAGGCGAAAGCGGCGCGCGCGGGGTGCGGCGCCCTCCACCAGGGTCTTCGTGAGCTTCGTCGTTCCCACAGCGTTCCCAAAGAACAGGAGGATTCGGGGTGATGTACCGGGTGCCGGGAGGAATGTCCAGCCGCAGAAATCCGGGCTCCGAGGATGCCGGAGGATAGGAAAGGATGCCTGTTGATGTGAACCAAGATCAAGTAAGGCGCCGGGCAAAAAGCCAGGCGCCACAAGGGGTTACGCCGGATTAGCCGGAGGCGTTCCCACGACGTTCCCACAGCCGCGCAGCTCGGCGGCGATGGCGAGGATCTCGGATCGGATTGCCATTCGTTCACGCCACAGGGTTGACCGCGAGGCTTTCGTCTCGCCTGTCGGCAGAGAAGGATCTTCCTGTGGCACCACCACATCCGCCAGCGCATCGCACACCGCAGCGGCGAGGTCATCGATGGTGCGTGGTGCAGGGCTGCGCTTGAACTTGGCCTCAACAGCGGCCCTGATGCGATCGGCGGGGGTGGGGTCAGCCACGCTCCACCTCCTCGCGCAGTGCATGCGTCGATGAGGTCGGACCTCCGTTGTAAGACTCAAGCCAATCCGCCACCGCCAGGATTGCGGCGCGAGCATGAGTCTTCCCGTAGCCCTTGTCCATCAGCGCCTCCACCAGCGACTCGGCAGGGGCTGCGGATGCGGGCTCAGGCTGGCGGTCGCAAGCCTCCTGGCCAGGGATGGGCAGAGCCCAGTGAGGCAGGAATGGCCTGCCATTGCGCAGGAATGGCTCGCCATTGCGTATGCGCTCGTAGATCAGCATCCAGCCGGGGACGCAGACCGGGTCATAGACCCAGCACCTGCCCTCCGAGTCCAGCTCCTGAGGCATCGGCTCTCGATCGGTGATCGGGACAATGGCTGCGGGTGCGCCAGCTGGGCCCGGTCCGAAAGTTTGGGCCTCGCGGATCTCCTGCTGGGCCGATGGGTTGCCCTCCAGCTCGCTGATCCGCTGCTCGGCGGCGGCGAGGCGGTCGCGGAGTTCAATCATCACTGAGTCGTACACACAGGAAGTGTGGGACGTTTCGATGCGCTGCCACTGCTCAGGCGTGGCGCGGTGGGGGGTGGGGTTCGTCATCGGAAATCGGGTGGTGATGGTGAGAGCGGCCCAGAGGCGGGCCGCGACGGCGGCCCCGGGGAGGATCATCCCGGGTGGCGCTGACTGATGTCCGGGCCGGGGCCGCCGGGTCGTTCCTCGACCTGGACGCCTTCGATGCGAGTCACGTCGAACCACTGGCTGTAAGGCATGCCGTTGGCATCACGGGCGGCCAGCTTAATCTGATGGCAACCGGTCAGGTAGGTGGCGCTGGCGACGGCGACGCCTTCGATGCCCAGCACCTTGTCACGGTATTTGGTGCCCAGGGTGAACTCAGTGCCGTTCAGCACGACGACGCGGTTCTCAAGTGCCATTGCAGATGATGGGGGTTGGATGGATGAGGTGCCCCCGGACTGCTGGGGGCGGATCGGCCCGGTTTAACGCCTATGGCCGGCTGGCGTGCTCCCATCATCACGACGCCACACCCGACGGCGCAGCATTCGTAACAATCCTTCGCACTGCCCGCGCCTACGCTTGGGCATCCTCTGCCGTCTCGCCATGGGCTGGCTCCGCTACGGGCTCCCCCTTGAGGAAGAGCTCGCCGTCGAGGCCGAGATCAGGAAGATCAGAACCTGCCAGGACATCGAGCAGCTGCGCCAGCTGGCGGAGCAGGCCTTCCGCGCATGGACACTGCAGGTCGACATCACCGGCCAGCTGATCGACCAGATCGGGGAGGCTGAGCAGAAGCTGCGGAGCCGCGGCGAAGCGGCCCCGATCGAGGACTGGATCTGGGAAGCTGCCCGGGAGCTCAGCCCTTCGATGCCGTGACCCTGGCGTCGTTGTTGTACCGACCGGTCTCGCGGTAGCAGCGCTCCGGCGGCGAAAGCATGTGGGAGAACACCATCTGCCCCACCCGCCGGCCAGGCCACAGCGGCACCGGCCAGAACTGGCTGTTGTTCTTGAACTCCATGGTTAGCCGGCTGCCGTGCCAGCCCGGGTCGCCGAATCCCGCTTTCGCGTGATCGAGGCGTTCCCTCGCGCGGCTGCTCTTCAGCTTGAACTCCACGGTCAGGAACCGCGGGATGTCGAAGAACTCCATGGTCTCGGCCAGCAGGAACTGGCCCGGCTGCATCAGGTAGGGGTTCTCCTCGGTGTGTCCTTCGAGCGGGTACGGCACCATCTCGGGGGAGACGACCGACTCGATCAAGAGCACATCCCCCAGGCGCACGTCCAGCGACGCCGGGTTCAGCAGTTCTGGGTCATAGGGGGTCACCATGCCTTGGCGGCACAGCTCGTCAATCTGGTGGTCAGGCAGGATCATGCGTCAGGAGCGATGGGTCGGGAGCTGAGTTCGATCTGGGCGATCCGCCAGGAGTCACCCCATTCGTCGATCACCCAGTAGGTGGGGAAGGTGCCGGCGGCGCGACGCCGCACGGTCACGGTCTGGCCCTGATGCCAGCCGCGAACGAACAGGCGATCACCGGTCTTGAACCGCCATGGCCTTTCGTTCAGCTGCTGCAGACGGATGCGGTTCATCGGATCGCCCTCACCTCGGTGGTCAGCCCGAAGGCCATCTGCAGCAGCGTCCGCCGCTCCAGTGCATCGTCCAGGGTGGGCGATAGCCAGGCGTCGCGGCTGTCGTCCGCCAGCACGATCACCTCTGGGACCAGCCCGTTGATCACGGGTCCGCCGGCAGAGAGCCACTGCCGGCCGCGCTTCAGGCCGTACATCACTGGCCCTCGCACGCGCGGTGGATCCCGGCTCGGCAGTCCGCCTTGGTCATGTCGGCCAGGCTGCTGTTCAGGGCCAGAAAACCGCAGCCGAAGAAGGTCAGCCACAGGGCTGTGGAGAGAAGCGGTCGCATCGTAGGTGTGACGTGGGACGTGGGTAGTTTGCGGCCGGCGTGATCATGCGCAACATGGCTGTTGCAACTCTTCACGCTGGCGGAACTGGAGGCAGTCGGCGGCGAAGCCGATTCCTTCCTCGATCGGGTCGGGGAACCTGAACCAGCACGGGTGGTCAGCCGTTTCGCCTTGCCAGCGGTCGCAGTCGAGGCAGGTCAGGCGTGGCCGTTGCGTGCTCTGGCGTTGAGCGGCGTTGCTCACCGAGCCATCCGCCAGGATCCAGACGGTCCACCGGTGGCCGCAGTCGCGGCACTTCTGCCGGACGCGTCGCCGGTCGCCTTTGGTAACCCTCGACTCGAGCACGCTGGCGCTCAGGCTGTGGCAGGCCTCGCAGGCGCGGCCTGGATCCTTGATCGGCACCACCAGTGTCCAGCGGGTGGAGCAGGCTCGGCAGGAGCGCCGCACCCGGCGGCGCAATCCGTCGGACAGGCGACGTGAATCGAGCGCGACAGTATCGGCACTGCCGCAGGATGGACAGATCGTCATGGTGTGGGGTGCCGGGCCATGGGCCCTCCATCTGGTGACGCCATCCCCCCCAGGCTTCGTCACTGAAGGGGCTCCGCTGCTGACGGAGCGGCCCGGCATGGGAAGTCTACGAAGGGGTCTGCTGCTGCTCGGTGTGCAGCCGATCGGCGACGAGCTTCGCGTAGCCCGCGATGTCGTCCCAGCTGTCGGCGTAGTTCGGGTCGCCGTTGAGGATCCGGCCGATCTTGTGGAAGATCATGTCCAGGGCCTCTTCCTGGTCGTGGGCCAGGTAGACCCGGTGATCGCAGAGGTGGCCCCTGGCGATCAGCTTCAGCTTCATGGTCACGGCAGCGTGGTCCTTGAAGCAGCCGTAGCGCTTGCCGCGCTCCTCGAGGATCTTGGACAGGTCGGTCGTCATGGTGTCGTTCTGCTGTGGTTGATGGTCAGGCCGCCGCTGCACGGCGTCGGCCGCCACGTGTCTGTTGCTCATCTTCACAATTCGGCATGAACGGATCCATCGGCGTGCCCGCCAGCTCCCACTGGCCAGCCAGCACCCGCTGCGTTCCCATCAGCCAGTGCTTCAGCGTCTCCTTGTGGATGCGCCTCCTGGCCGCCCACGCCTCGACCCCGGACATCGGCACTCGATACAGGTTGCCTGATCTCCTCGTGCGGAACAACCAGCACGGCTCCTGGCTCTCATCCGGCCTCTCCCCTTCCCTCCTGGCGACCCACCACACCCACGTCCCGCGCATTCCGCATGTGAACCGCAGCAGGTCGCGATCGCGCAGCCAGGCCATGCTCTTCCGAAGCGTCTCCGGCGTGATGCCCAGCTGCTCCGCCAGGTCGGCCTGCGTCAGCCAGTACCCCGGTGTCACCTGCTCCAGCTGAACGAGCAGCAACAGCTGGGGGGCGTAGTGTTGACGGCGAAGCGACGCCAGGAAGTCAGGCTCGATCATGGGGAGACGGGCCCCGGTTGCCCGGGGCCTCGCGAGGGTGAGCGATCAGAACGGAGGCGGGCTGTTCGGCGGGCCCTGGGAGGCTGGTGCCGGCGGCGGCGCCTGCTGCTGCACGTAGCCCTGCTGCGTCGGCGGCTGCTGCGGAGCTGCCCACTGCTGACCCTGCGGGCCGTAGGCCGGCTGCTGCGCCGGCGGCTGCGCATAGCCCTGGGGGGCAACCTGGGGGGCATAGCCCTGCTGCTGCACCGGTGGCGCCTGCTGCTGCTGCGGCATCGCCAGCAGCTGCACCGCGTCCGCCACCACGATCGGGTCCACCCGGTCCACACCATTCCGATCGGTCCACTGGTTCGCCTTCACCCGGCCGATCGCCTGGATCTGGCAGCCCTTCCGGCAGGTGTCCACAAAGCCCTGGGCCTTCTCACCCCACACCTCCACGGTGAACCAGTCCGGCGGCACATCCTGCCCGCGCGGCACCCCCAGCCTGTTCACGGCCATTCGGCCCGTGGCCACCACCAGCCCACCGTTCAGGTACTTGATCTCAGGATCAGCACCCAGGCGGCCGACGAAGTGATGCACTGCCGAGCGCATCACCATGTTTCTCACTTCATCAAAGCTCATGATTGTTGCTGCATAGGTTGATTGTCTCCAAGCCATGAGCGGTTAAGCTTCTCATAGGCGTGGACCCCCTCGCGGGGATAAAGCACGCGGGCGCCGATCTTGATGTACGGCGGCCCCTCCTTGGCCATCCTCCAGTTGGCCAGCGTCTGATGGTTGAGCCGCCAACGATGGGCAAGCTCCTTAGGTGTCAGATATGCGTCTTCTGTCATTGGTGCCTCAGAACAGCTCTTCTTCTATGACAGTCTCCCCCGGCTCGATGACCGTTGGTGTTGTTGTTGCCTCGCTTGCCGCTGCGGTTGCTGTTGGACGATCGTCCAGCACTTCTACAGTTTCAGCAGTCGCTCGGATCTGATCATTAAGTTGCGCGACGACATCGTTGCCTTGAGGCAACACATCCGCACCGCGCACGGTGACAGTTTCGATCTCCTCCTTCACCCCAAGGCCGAACAGCACCTCCGGGATGTAGAGGTTGATCAGCCGCGTTGCGCTCCGCCACCGCAGCATCTGCTCCGGGATGCTCCGGTACTTCTCATTCCGGGTCCAACCATCGGCGATCGCTTCCCGCATCGTTACGGTCGCGCTGATCGCCTCGCCAGAATCCCGCAACACCGCCTTGGCGGTCACCTCCAGGCCATCACCCTGCCCCTTGCTGGCCCAGGTGATGGTGCCCTTCAGCAGGCCGGACTTGTTCGCTCGGGCGATCGCAAACCGTGCTGACGTGTTCGGCCGGCCCTTGATCGGCGCCATCTCTTGGAACATCAGCATCGGATGCTCACCGAGCTGCTCGGCGTACATCAGCGCAACCATGCACGCCTCCGGCTTGCCCTGGTAATGCGCTGGCACCATGCCTGACATGCTGAACGCCTTCGCCACCCTCCACAGGTGATCGAACGCCTTCCCGTCGTGCAGGAACGCGAGCGGCATCGGCTGCTGCTGCTGGACTGTGATCGCGGTTGAATCTGTCATCGCTTGGATTGAATGAATCGGAACATGCGGTCGATGGCGTCCTGATCTGCCAGGCTCAGCTCATCCAGGATCTGGATGGTGGCTGCCAGGTGCTCCAGGGCCTGGAGCGCTTCGACCACGGTGGGCGGCTCCAGGAACTGCAACGAGTCGGGCAAGGACATCTGCTCTCCTTTCTCTCACCGCCGCACTGCGATGTAGGCCAGCCCGAGGGCGATGGCCCACAGCAGCACGGCGAGCTGCTGATCAATCACGCACCCATCCGGGCAGATCGAGGTCGTCCTGCAGCAGGTCGCCATAGCCCGGCCAGCGGCCCGACCGGTGGCACTCCGCCAGCAGCTCCATCGCAGCGCTCACCCGCCGCTGCCCGGCGGCGATCAGCGCCGGCGACAGCGGGTAGACCGCGACCGCATAGGGCCGCACGTTCTCCACCGCGATGATCAGGAACTTCTCCGCCTCCATGGCATCGAGATTCCACGCTGCTTGGACGTGGTAGTCGAAGTTGGCGATGCTGCGCGCGAACTCAGACCGGCTCGCGTCCTTCGTCGTCTTCACGTCGACCACCAGGCGGCGATCGTCGGAGTGCCAGTCGGGCCGCGTCTTGCACTCCAGGCCGGTGGCGGCATCGGTCCAGGTGTAGGACGCCTCACGCTGGCCCGGGATGTCGAGCAGGAACTTCGCGGCAGGGTGCGAGCGCACGGCCGCCGCCATCCGCTGGATCGTCTCTGCATCGTCGGGCGACAGCACGATCTTGCCGGCGGCCTCGCGCTCGAACTCAGCGGCCAGCTCCTTCCCTGCCTTGGTGCGGCGATCAAACGCCTGCCGCGGCACTGCGACGGTCTGGTCCCACAAGTCGGGCTCCAGCACGGCGGTGTGCAGCGCCGTGCCGAGCTGCATGGCCGGCGTCGATTCCTTCTTCTCGCGGTCGTCCGCCAGGTGACGATCGAAGTAGTGAAGCGGGGAGCGGTTGAGCTCCTTGATCTGGCTGGGCGAGACCGCCTTCAGCGCGTGATAGGCCTCGTTCGTGAGGCCGGGGTGACGGGTGAGCTCAGGCATCGTCCATGCTCTGTGGCGTGAGGGACGATCCGACCCTACAGGCTTCCTTCCACATCATCCGGCTTCCCTCCCGATACCTTCACATACTGTTACAACCCATTGATTTCGCACGACAATCTGGGATTCTTCTCTTCACGTCAACCGATTCGCGCATGGTCTCTCTACGTCCCTTCCAGGCCACTGCTGTCGCTGAGATCAGAGGTGCCTACATGGCCGGCCACCGCCGCGTGCTGTTTGTCCTGCCGACCGGCGGCGGCAAGACCTTCACCTTCGTCTACATCGCCGAGCAGGCCGCGATCCGAGGCAATCGGGTCTGCATCCTCGTCCACCGCCAGGAGCTGGTTGATCAGTCCTCCGAATCCCTGCACGCCATCGGCTGCAGGCACGGCATCATTTCCTCCGGCTACCGCCAGGACCTTTCCCACGGCGTTCAGGTGGCCAGCGTCCAGACCCTCGCCCGGCGCCTGCACCAGATCCCGCCCGACTTCTTCCAGCTGCTGATCGTCGACGAGGCACACCATGCCGTCGCCGGCACCTGGGCCAAGGTGCTGGACGCCATGCCCAAGGCCCACATCCTCGGGGTGACCGCCACGCCTGAGCGCCTCGATGGCCGCGGCCTCGGCGATCAGTTCGACACCATGATCCTCGGACCCGATGCGGCCTGGCTTACCCAGGAGGGGTTCCTGGTGCCGGCACGCATCTTCGCCCCGCCTGGGATCGACCTCTCAGGCATCAAGCGCTTCGACACCGCCAAGGGCCGCCACGATTCCGGGGACATCCTGCGCCAGGGCCAGGCCATGGGTGACGCCATCACCCACTACCGCCGCACGATCGAACCCGTCCACAACGGCACCGCCATCGCCTTCTGCCCCTCCATCGAGGTGGCGGACGCCATGGCCGAGACCTTCCGTGCCAACGACATCCCCGCGGCGCGCCTCGACGGCTCACTCGATCGCGGCCAGCGGCGCCGCATGATCGCCGACCTCGGCGCCGGACGCCTGAAGGTGCTCACCTCCTGCGACATCATTTCAGAGGGCACCGACATCCCATCGGTCACAGGCGCCATTCTCTACCGCCCCACCGACAGCCTGTCGCTTCACCTGCAGCAAGTCGGCCGCGCCCTGCGGCCCTCCGAGGGCAAGCCATTCGCGGTGATCAACGACCACGTGGGCAACAGCCTCCGCCATGGCCTCCCCACCGATCCCCGCGAGTGGACCCTTGAAGGCAGGCCGAAGGGCAAGAAGAAGAAGCCCACCGAGGCCCTGCCGGTCCGGGCCTGCGCGAAGTGCTTCAGCATCATCCCCTCCACCGCCAACCCCTGCCCCGAATGCGGCCACCTGGAGCAACAGGCCAAGCGAGAGCTGAAGGTCATCGACGGCGACCTGCGAGAGCTCACCGGCGCTGAGATCCGCCGCATCGAACGACGCGAGGTGGCCCAGGCGCGCACCCGCGAGGAGCTCGAAGCGATCGCCCACGATCGCGGCTACAAGGCAGGATGGGTGACCAAGATGCTCGAAGCACGAGGACATCGACATGCCCAGGCGCCATTCCGATGAGGCCAAGGTCTCGGCTGACATCGCCCTGGCCTTCGGCCGCGGCCCCTGCCGCCTGCTGCGCAACAACGTCGGCATGCTGCCCGATCGCAACGGCCGGCCCGTCGCCTATGGCCTCGGCTCGATGGGTGGCACCGTGCTCCGCGGCCCGTCCGACTGGATCGGCTGGCGCACCCTCACCATCACGCCCGAGATGGTCGGCCAACGCATCGCCGTGTTCGCAGCCGTCGAGTCCAAGGACCTCGCGAAGCCCACGGCCGAGCAGCTGCAGTTCATCGCCAACGTCCAAGAGGCCGGCGGCCTGGCCGGCGTCGCCCACAACGTCGACGAAGCACGGGCCATCCTCTGCCCGCCCTATCTGCCGCCGATGTAACGAAACCTTGCACACCTCAGGCCAGCACCACCCGGGGCCCGTAGCGTGCGGAGGCCACTTGCCTCCACCCATGTCCATCGCACCCGAGACCGCCATGGTGCGGCTCCGTCGCCTCTACCGCGACGCCAACCATTGCCACCCCCTCTCCAACTGGCAGGCCCTCTCCTGGGCCCTCAAGCCTGAGCAGTGGGCCGAGCATCAGATCCGCTTCCGCAACTGGTCCTGGTACGTCTGCGAGGCCACCGTCAAGCAGTGCCGCATCCTCTCCAATCGCCTGCAGCGTGCTGCCGACACCGCTGGCCTCACGCCTCAGGAGATGGCCGAGCACCTGCCATTCCCTGAGTCGCCCGAGCTGGAGGTGGAGGCGTGAGCAGCCCCCTCGAACTGCTCGACAGCATCGCCTGGCGCGCTGGCGTGCTCCACGAACGCGAGCGGATCATCAAGGTGCTGCGCTTCATGAAGGAGGAATTGATGGCCGATTGCCGCGGGCTCAGCAGGGATGAGCTGCGCGGCGCAATCGGCGTCCTCGATGGCGTCTCCCAGGGCCTCAGGGAGGCCGGCTGATCCATGTCACTCCTCGAGCAGCTCCAGGCTCTGCCTGATGACTGGGCCTTTGTGGCCGTCGACGGCAGCAAGCGCGCCTACCAGAAGGACTGGCAGGACAAGCCACTCTCCAAGGCCGAGATGGCCGCCGAGATCATCGCCGGTCGCGCTCACGCCGTCGGCGTCCAGGGTGGCCCCGCCTCCGGTGGCCTCCTCTTCGTCGATCACGACGGCATCAGCGCCACCGCACAGCTGGAGCGGCTCGGGATCCCTCTCCGCTCACTCCCCAAGTCCTGGGCCACCACATCCGGTCGCGACGGGCGCTTCCAGATCATCTACCGCGTTCCCACCGACTTCTGGCCCGCCCTCCGGAACCGCCGCTACTGGCACACCGGTGAGCCCGACCAGACCTCGGGCAAGCCCACAAAGGTGCTCGGGCCCGACGGCAAGGCCGAGATGATCGACCTCCGCTGGGCACGCCACTACTCCGTCGTCATCGGGGCACACCCAGAGACCTCTGGCTATCGCTGGCTCAACGGCCGCGGCCCTGCCGAGCAGGTGCTCAACGAGGCCCCCCTCAGCCTCATCGAGCTGCTGCTCGACAACCCCGAACCCGAGCCGCTGCCGCTGCTCACACCGCAGGCCATCCCCACCACCACACCAGGCCTCGGTGAGCCGCTTCCCTTCCTCGACTTCATCAGCCGCGACAGCCGCGAGCTGATCGAGTCCGGCGGCACCCCCGGCTCATGGAACGACGACCAGCTCCGCCTTGCCCTCGACCTGCGCGGCACCGAGCAGTGGATCCGCTCCCAGGGCCACACCCCCGACATCACCGCCTCCCAGGCCTTCGCGCTCCACGTGGCCGCGGCCAAGCCCAAGGCCAGGGACTTCGACGAGCGGAAGGCCTGGCATCGCTTCGACGGCGCTGCCAACAGCAACCCCAGCCCCTCCACACCAGAGGAGAAGCTGCAGGACCGCCTGCGCTTCCACACTCGCCTCAGCCGCCCCCTGCTGCCGCCACCACCACCTCCCCGGCAGCAGCAGCAGCAGGCCACACCCGGGCCACCGCCATCACCGCCGCCGCCAGGCCAGCAGCAGCAGCCCTACGCACCTGCCCTCCCCAAGCCTCAGAAGCTCGAAGCCGCTGAGCTGCTCTTCATGCTTCGCGAGCAAGCCCGCGACGGGCAGCGCATCCGCTGGAACGTGTTCCATCAACAGGTCGAGCTTGACGGCGCAGCCTTAGAGGGCTCCGAGCGCTTCTACCTGAAGCTCGCCGATCAAGGCTTCAAGGTCTCCAAGGACCTCGCCCTCGATGCCCTCGTCCAAGTGGCGCGTGAGCACCCCTACGACCCGGTGACGCTCTACCTCGAACACGTGGCCGCCACGATTCCGCCGGCCTACATCGGCGGCCTCGCCACCGCCTACCTGCGGCCCGAAGACGCCGCCCTGGGGGAGCCGACCCTCTACGACCACATGCTGCGCTGCACGCTCATCGGCGCCGTCCGTCGCGCCTTCGAGCCCGGCACCAAGCACGACACCACCTGCATCCTCTCCGGGGACCAGGGCGCCAGAAAGTCCTCCTTCTGGTCCTGCCTGGGCGGGCCCTTCTTCTCCGACTCCCTCGGGGACCTCTCCTCCAAGGACGACCTGCTGAAGCTCCACCGCTCCTGGATCATGGAGTGGGCCGAGCTCGATCACGTCACCTCCCGCAAGCACGCGGGACAGATCAAGAGCTTCCTCACCACTCAGTCCGACCTGTTCCGCGCGCCCTACGGCAAGGCGGTGGAGAACTGCCCGCGCCGCGGCATCATCGTCGGCTCCACGAACCGCTCCGAGGGCTTCCTCGTCGACGACACCGGCAACCGCCGCTTCTGGGTGATCCCCACCACCCGGAACGAGGCCTGCCCGATCGACACCCCCACCCTCGCCGCCGAGCGCGACGCCATCTGGTCCGGTGCCGTGGCCGCCTACCGCGCCAACGAGCCCAACTTCCTCCCGGTCGACCTTGCCCTGAAGGTCAATGCCGAGAACGAGGCCTACCAGGTCTCCAACCCATGGCGGGAGCCGATCGAGGCCTGGCTGCGGCAGCCCGCCAACTTCGGCCGGACCATCACCTCCGAGCTGCTGCTCACCGAGGCCATCCAGAAACCCATCGGACAGCAGACAAGGTCCGACCAGATGCAGGTTGGAAGCATCATGCGCGAGGTTGGATGGTCGAAGCGCCGCGCCACCGTCGATGGCCGCCTCAAATGGGTCTTTTTCCAACCTCGCTGAGGCAGGTTGGAAAGGTCAGATCCCAGTCATGCCAACGGGTCTTCTATCCTTTCTAACCATCCAACCTAAAAGGGAGAGTAGTAATAGAAGGGGGGGATAGGGCCGATTCCGGGCCCGCGAGCCCACGTATGAACCTCGGTTGGCAGGTTGGCATGGTTGGAAGCCCATCAAGCCCGCCACACTGGACCCACAGGAGAAACCCATGGCACGCATCGACATCAGCGCTCAGATCACTGGGGACACCAAGCTGGCTCAGATGCTCTCCAGGCTTTCGAGCAACGACATCCCAAGAGCCATCGCATATGGCGTCGGTTACGCCGCCAGATCCGGGAAGACCGTCATGGCACGAGAGCTCAAAGCCGCTGGCGTCCCCATCCCATCACAGCGAATCAAGGATGACCTTTTTGTAACCGTCAAAGAATTGACGGCAATTATTGAAGCAAGCACCAAACCCGTTTCTGCTAACCGATTCAAGCCACGTTCAACAAAAAAGGGGTTGATTCTTGCTATATATAAAGGCGAGCGGACTTTGATTCGTTCCGGCTACCTCCAAACCGTTAGAGCTCAAGGAGGCAGAGGCAAGCTGGCCTTTAAGCCTGCTCTCAACCGTTCTTACATGTATGACAACAACCGAGAAAAGCGCCGCAAGCCCCGTCAAGGCATGCAGTTTGTCTTTGGCCTATCTGTGGCCTCCATCTACCTAGGAGGAAAGCACAAGGACCGCATTCAGGCAGCTGTCGAGCAGCGTGTTCGGGAGCGACTGGAAACAGGCATTCTTCGCAAGCTGGGCGCCATTGACAGGGGCTTTGGCGGAGCGCGCTGATCACATGACCTGTTCACGCACGCTGGCGCTTCATCCTCACTACCCTCGGCAAGCACCACGCCCACGTCGGTCAGCTGGCGCTCCTCTGATCGGAACTTCGATCGGAACTTCCAGTACCCCCTCCGGCACCCCCTTGGTTCCTCCTGTGGAAAACCCACTGCGCGCATCCATGCCCCAAATTTCGGCTAGAGCCAGGTTCTAATCTGGGTTCCAAATCCCTTGCTATGACTGGGTTTCTCAATAGTGGCTGCATTGCTGAGAGCCAGAGCTTGTTTCGACTGCTTCCCCGAAATCCATTGCGGCAACTGGATTTCTCAATAGTAAGCCGGGATTCTCAACTAAAAATCCGCCGTTTTCTGATCACGCCGGAAGCCGGAGGATGTTCCGTCAGGTTCCGCCACTGGCCCTGCTGTGGTCTGATGACGCCATGACGAAACGCAAGAGCCAGGCGCCGACGATGGCGTCACGATTGGAGCTATGGCCGCTGGAGCGGCTGAAGCCATTCGAGCGCAACGCACGCACCCATTCCGAGCAGCAGCTGCGCCAGCTGGTGGCGAGCCTGCAGGAGTTCGGCTTCACGGCGCCGATCCTGGTGGATGGGCAGGACGGGATCCTGGCCGGCCATGGGCGCCTGGAGGCCGCGCGCCGGCTCGGGCTGGCCCAGGTGCCGGTGGTGGTGCTCGACCACCTGACGCCTGAGCAGCGGCGGGCCTATGTGATCGCAGACAACCGCCTGGCAGAGAACGCCGGGTGGGACATGAGCGTGCTGCAGGCGGAGCTCGAAGCGCTGCGGGTGGAGGACTTCGACCTTGATGCGCTGGGCTGGAGCGACGATGCGCTGGCGCGGCTGCAGGATGATCTGGACCTGGGATCGTTCGAGGGCGTGGCGGCAGCGGCCGGGACTGAACGGGTGGAACCAGAGCGGCAGGAGGCCCTGGGCCTGGGGCCCGCCGGTGAGGACGACGACGATGCGGACGCCACGGCCGAGAGCGGCGAGGTGGAGGAGCGGCACGTCTTCAGCGTGAACCTGCTGTGGGATGACCGGGAGTCGCTGCTGGCCGCGGTGCGAATGGCGAAGGAGCGGTGGGGCCTGGAGGGCACACCGGAGGCGTTGGTGGCAATCTGCAGGGAATGGATGGATGGTCGATCGGGCGTTTGAGGGACTGAAGCTGCGGAGTTGCCTCCTGCTGGATCTGGAGGGGAGCGGCACGCGGGTCTACGGGCTGCTGAGTGGCGGGCAGCTGCTGCAGGGCGAGGAGGCGGCGACGTCGTTCGTGTTCTGCATCCATGGCGGCCTGTGGGTCGAGCCGTGGGAGGGCGACCGGTACCGGCTGCGGCCGGGCATGTATGCGTCGGTGCCGGGGAAGGCAGCGGTCTATCCGGTGCGGGATCCTGATGGCCTGCCGGAGGGGATCGTGATCACTCAGGCCGGATGGCGCGGGATGTTCGCGGTGGGCGGGCCGGTGGAGGCCCAGGGCCGGTTGCGGTACATCGACGGCTGCACGGACACGCTGCTGGTGCCGCCGGTGAAGCTGGGGGATCCATGCCTGAACGGGCTGTGGTTCCCGGGCGGCACGGAGCAGACGATGCACACGCACCCGAGCGTGCGGATTGGCGTGGTGCTGCGCGGCCGTGGGCAGTGCGTGACGCGCGAGGGCCGCCAGCCGCTGCTGCCAGGGATGGTGTTCGTGATCCATGCGGACGGCGAGCACCGGTTCAGGACGGAGCCGGACGAGAGCATGGTGGTGGTGGCGTGGCACCCGGACTCGGACTGCGGGCCGACGGATGAGCAGCACCCGATGCTGACGAGGACGATCATCGAGGGGGTGAGCGCGGCGGCGCCGGAGCGGGCGGAGTTCAGGACGCGATGACCCTCCGCAAGGTGGAGGTGGAGCAGGACGTGATGGCCGCGGCGCTGGGAAGGGTGCGGCGGATCTACGACCTGTTCGATCGGGTGGTGGTGAGCTTCAGCGGCGGGAAGGACAGCACGGTGGTGCTGAACCTGACGGCCCAGGTGGCGCGCGAGCGGGGCCGGCTGCCGCTGGACGTCTACTTCGTGGACGAGGAAGCGATCTACCCCGAGACGGTCGAGTATGTGGAGCGGGTGCGTGGCCGTGAGGATGTGCGGCTGCTGTGGTGCTGCCTGCCGATCCGGCACAGGAATGCGTGCGCGAGGAACCAGCCGTGGTGGAACTGCTGGGACGAGGCGGCGCGCGACCGGTGGGTGCGGCCGATGCCGGCGGGTGTGGTGACGCTGCGGGACGTGCCGCGGTTTCGGATGGGGATGCAGCTCGACGATGTGGGCCCGGTGCTGTTCGGGCCGGAGTGCGGGACGGTGGCAGACCTGACGGGGATCCGCGCGCAGGAGAGTCCGCGGCGGCTGCAGACCGTGACGAAGAAGGAGCGCGACAACTACATCGCGGAGCCGCGCCAGGGGTACTACACGAACTGCAAGCCGATCTACGACTGGCGTGCGGAGGATGTGTGGGTGGCCGCGGCGCGCGAGGGCTGGGACTACAACCGGGCCTATGACGTGCAGGCCCTGATGGGGACGAGTGTCGGGGTGCAGCGGGTGACACCGCCGTTCGGCGAGGAGCCGCTGGGTGGGTTGTGGAAGTATCCGGAGGGCTGGCCAGAGCTGTGGGACCGGATGCTGCGGCGCGTGGAGGGCGTGAACACGGCGGGCCGATACGCCAGGACGGACCTCTATGGGGCGAAGCTGAAGGAGCCGCCGGCGGGGATGAGCTGGAAGGACTGGGCGATGAGCCTGCTGGAGCTCTACCCGGCCAAGGAGCGTGCGGAGATCGCGCGGAGTGTGGCCCAGGTGGTGCGGATGCACCGGAAGAAGACAGCGCGGCCGATCCCCGAGGAGGAGGACGACGTGATGACGGGCCTGAGCTGGCGGTACGTGTGCCAGATGGTGAGCCGCGGCGACCTGAAGGGCCGGAAGAAGGGGCAGCTGATTCAGCGTGCGATCACGGCAGCGGCGCGGAAGGGCCTGACGTTCGAGCAGGTGAAGGCGCTGGAGGTGAAGCGGTGAGCGTGGATGAGCAGCCGGTGTCGCGGGTGCGGTGGCTGCCGCGCGACCGCCTGGTGGGCAACGCCTACAACCCGAACCACGTGGCGCCGCCCGAGCTGGAGCTGCTGATCGTGAGCATCCTCGAAGACGGGTGGACCTGTCCGATCGTGACACTGCCGGAGGCGGACGGGAAGTTCGTGATCGTTGATGGCTTCCACCGCTGGACGGTGAGCACGGACCAGAGGGTGGCTGGCCTGACAGGCGGCCTGGTGCCTACTGTGCAGGTGCGTCTGGATCCGGTGCACCGGATGATGAGCACGATCAGGCACAACCGAGCCCGGGGCACGCATGCGGTGCTGCGGATGGCGGACATCGTGCGGCGGATGGTGGATGAGGGCGTGCCAGAGCGCACGATCCAGAAGCGCCTTGGGATGGAGCGCGAGGAGGTGCAGCGGCTAGTGAACCGCGCGGGGATGCCGGCGCAGGTGGGCCGTGGCCGCGGGCTGAACCGGGCCTGGGTGCCGGGGAAGGGGTGACGGTCCTACCCTTTGCGCCATGACAACCCCCCACATCCCCGAGAAGGTTGAGCGCTGGCCAACGGAGCGGCTGCGGAAGTACAGCCGGAACGCCAGGACCCACACGGCATCGCAGGTCGATGCGGTGGCCGCGAGCATCCTGGAGTTCGGCTTCACCAGCCCCCTGCTGGTCGATGCGGACGGCGTGCTGATCGCCGGTCACTGCCGGCTGGCGGCAGCCCAGAAGCTGGGCCTGCCCGAGGTGCCGGTGATCGTGCTGGGCCACCTCACGGAAGCGCAGCGCCGTGCCTACGTCATCGCGGACAATCAGCTGGCGCTGCAGTCCGGCTGGGATCTGAGCATCCTTGAGGCCGAGGTGGAAGCGCTCCAGGTCGGCGGCTTCGACGTGGACCTGCTGGGCTTCGATGTCGACGAGCTGAGCAAGCTGCTTGGTGGTGAGTTCGACGGCGCCGAGGATGAAGATGACAGCGGCGACGATGTGATCGACCGCGGGGTGGCCCTGGCGATCGTGCTCACACCGGAGGAGATGGTGCAGTGGCGCAAAGCGAAAGCGGAGTTGGGCTACAGCAAGGACAAGACTGCGTTCTGGAAATTGGTCGGCGACTTCCTCGGGGAGGTGCGCCATGGGTGATGGGATCCGGGCCTACGCGGGGGAGTTCCTTACCAGTCCCGCCGGACTGGAGCTGAGCATGAACTGGTGTGGGCATGCCTGCACGTACTGCTTCGCGAACCTGTTTAAGCCGGACCGGCGGGCAGACATTCGGGGAATCGTGGGCCTGCTCTCGGAGCACCATCAGCGGCGAAGCCGTGAAGCGCGGCTGATGCAGGCGCGGGTGCCGATGCTGGTGAGCAATCATGTGGACCCGTTGGCTGGCACCAACGCGGTGCAGTTTGAGCCGATTTGGGAGCTGTGCGTGGAGCTGGGCATCCCGCTGACGTGGCAGACGCGGGGAGCGCACAAGGCGCACCTGCGGATCCAGGAGCGGATCATTCGCGAGACGCCCCGGGCCGTCTGGTACGTGAGCATCCCGATGCTCGATGACGAGGTGCGGCGGCGAGTGGAGCCCCATGCGCCGAGCATCGGGAGCCGGCTGGAGCTGGTTGATCAGCTGATTGAGGCCGGGCATGTGGTGACGGTGGGAGTGAATCCGCTGACAGCCGAGTGGATGCCGCAGTTCGAGCCGCTGCTTGATCTGTTGAAGGCGAAGGGCGTGTGGGGCGTGTGGATCGAGGTGCCGTACTTCAGCAAGAGCTTCAAGGGCAATCTGAGTAAGAAGGCACGGGATCGGCTGGGGGAGGATTTCATCCGAGCGCGTGGAGAGAAGGGCAGCAAGAGCGACATCGCCCATGGAGATGCGGCGCTGGTCTATGCGCAGGGCATCGGGCTGCAGGTGTTCTCGACGTCGTATGAGGCGCCCACCAGGTTCTTCAAGCCGTGGCATGAGGTCTACGAGCGGCCGATGCCGTACTGGCACCAGTTGATCAACGAGCTTGATCCACACCTGCAGGCTGCCGACGAGAATGATTGCCTGGTCGTCACCCGAGCGGAGGCACAGTCGATCCTGGCGCCGCTGCCCGAACTCGATTGGTCAGAACCGCTGCGGCACAAGCGGGCGAAACATTACCGGGCGATCGTGAAGCCGCTGCCGGATGGCCGGCTGCCAAAGCAGGACGTCGAGGGCTTCTGGCGGATCATGTGGAACGACGACTTGTTCTGCAAGAGCCTGGGCCCAACGAGCTTCAGTAGGTTCGCGCATGCGTGCGTGGTCGAAAATGACAAGATCATTCCGCTGCTTGATGACAACGGAGATCGGTTGATGGTCTACCGCCGGCAGGGCTGGCGGCAGACGTTCGCCGAGACTCCAGATCTGGCTTAGAGTCATGGCGGCGACCAGAGGAGCAATCGAATGGCCGGCAGTGGCGGAGGCCGTAAGGGGAGTGGCCGGGCATCCGGCGGGTCAAGTGTGGCTGCTGGGCGCAAGGCCAAGGCCCGCTATCAGATGCAGCAGGCCAACAAGCGATTCAAGTCAACCAGTCTGCCTTCAAGCTACGCTCCCAGGTTCACCAAGAACGGTCGCTGATCGAGTTGGGGGTGTGACCTGACATGGACACTCCCCCAACCCTCTCCTTGACCTGGCCGGGCTTCGATGCGGCGGTGGATCTGATCGCTGCACAGTGCCGGCGTGATCTGACGGGCGTGTGTGGGATGGACCGCGGCGGCAAGCTGCTGGCCTGGGCGCTGGCAGACCGCCTGGGTCTGGAGGTGACGGAGCGGCCGCGAGCCGGCGGCCTGCTGGTCTATGGCGTCCTCGAGGGAGCGCCGCGCTACCTGCGGGCGGAGATCGGTGAGCTGTGGTCATGGGTGAGCATGACGTGCTGCGGGCCGTCGGTGATGAAGGCGACGCGCGGCACCAGGGTGCGCATGCCCTGGCAGGATGCACCTGCAACCTGCACGAGGCCGTTCGTTGCTGGGTTCGATGATTGAGGTGGCGCAGATCGCCTATGGCTGCCAGTGGGGCCCCGACGGTCACGTGAGGGCCTGGCCGATGCGCATTCGGTTCGGCGCGGTGGGCCCCGAGGTGACGGTCGAGGAGATGCTGGAGGGCCGCGGCCACACGGTGATGCTGGTTGACCAGCTGGTGACGCTGGTGCGCGGGATGACCGGGACCGACACACCGATCCAGCTGATGCGTCCGTTCCCGCCTGGTGTGGGCCGGAAGCTGGCGGAGCAAGGCTTCTTCGTTGAGCTGTGCTGATCTCCCCTGACGAGTACGCCGAGCAGCGCGGCGTGACGGGTCGGGCGGTGCGGAAGGCGATCGCTGACGGCCGCATCGTGAAGGGTGCGGTGCAGGCAGGGAAGCGGCGCTGGCAGATCGACCCGGAGATCGCTGACCAGGAGTGGGCCCGGAACACGTCACCGGCGAAGCAGCGTGGCGCCGCGGCGGAGCGTGCGCGGGAGATCGAGCAGCGGCAGCCACCACTTGGCGGTGGTGGGGCGCCGGATGTGATGGCGAAGGCGCCGAGTCACGCGCAGGCGCAGGCGCTGCGGACGCTCTACCAGGCGAAGCTGCTGGAGCTCGACCTGAAAGAGCGCCAGGCCCTGCTGGTGCCGAAGGCGGATGTGGAGCGCGTGTGGTTCGAGGAGGGCCGGCGGGTGCGGGACTCGTTGCGGCGGACGCCGCAGCTGATGATCGGCGACATTGCGCGGGCCGCCGGGGGGCTCACCCCGGAGCAGCGGGCGGAGGTGCTGCTGGTGCTGGAGCGCCATCTGGTGAAGGCCCTTGAGGGATTGGCGGCTGATGCTGATTGAGGAGTGCCGGCGTGCGTTCAGACGGGGGCTGGAGCCTGACCCGCTGCTGACGGTCAGCGAGTGGGCGGACCAACGGCGGATCCTGAGCCCGAAGGCCTCGAGTGAGCACGGTCCGTGGAGAACGGCGAGGACCCCTTATCTCCGCAAGGCCATGAACGACCTTTCGGCCACCAGCACGGTGCAGGAGGTGGTGCTGGTGTTTGGCTCGCAGATGGGCAAGAGCGAGGCGCTGAACAACTGGACCGGCTACACGATGGACATCGCGCCAGGGCCGGCGCTGTTCGTGCAGCCGACGATCGACCTGGCGAAGCGCTACAGCAAGATGCGCATCGCCCCGATGATCGAGGCGAGCCCGAGCCTGCAGGAGAAGGTGAAGGCGCCGCGGGAGCGGGACAGCGGCAACACGCAGCTGATGAAGGAGTTCACCGGGGGCTTCCTGATCCTTGGCGGGGCGAACGCGGCGAGCGGCCTGGCATCGATGCCGATCCGCTACCTGGGCGGGGATGAGATCGACCGCTGGCCCAGCGACGTCGACGAGGAAGGAAGCCCGCTGGCGATCGTGACGGCCCGCACCCGGACGTTCGGCGTGCGGAAGAAGCAGGCCTGGACATCGACGCCGACGATCGCGGGTCGCAGCGCGATCTGGTCGAAGTGGGAGGACAGCAACCAGCAGCACCTGCTGCTGCCCTGCCCTCACTGCAAGCACCGGCAGGCGATCGTGTGGGACCGGATCCGGTACGACCCGAAGGACCCGGGCCTGCCGAACACGCTGCGGACCGCGCCGGTGCTGATCTGCGAGGAGTGCGGCGAAGGGATCGAGGAGGACACGAAGGCCTGGTGGTATGACCCGGAGGTGTTCAGCGACGACTGGTGGGAGGCGACGTTCCCAGAGCGGAGCGTGCAGGGCTACCACTGCTCGGCGCTCTATGCGCCGCTGGGATGGTTCAGCTGGACCGATGCGGTGGTCGGCTACGAGAAGGCGAAGGACAACCCGGCGGAGCTGAAGCCATGGACCAACACGGTGCTGGCGGAATGCTGGAACGACGACGGCGAGGCGCCGGACTGGGAAGCGCTCTACAACCGCCGCGAGGCCTATGAGCTGGGCACGGTGCCCGATCCGGTGGTGTTCCTCACCTGCGGCATCGACGTGCAGATGGATCGCATCGAGCTGGAGGTGGTGGGCTGGGGGCGCGGCATGGAGAGCTGGAGCCTGGACTACCAGGTGCTGGCGGGCGACACGGCGCAGCCGGCGGTGTGGCGCGAGCTGTCGCTGTTCGTGCGGTCGGAGTTTGGCCGGGGCGACGGGCAGCGGCTGCCGATCAGGATGACGGCGATCGACTCAGGCTTCAGGAGCCAGGAGGTCTACCGCTGGGTGCGTGGCCAGGCCGGTATGCGGGTGATCGCGATCAAGGGCCAGGAGAGCCAGACGGCGATCATCGGCACCCCGGGCCGGGTGGAGGTGCTGCGGAACGGCAAGGCGCTGCGCGGCGGCGTGAAGGTGTGGCCGGTGGGCACCGGCACCGCGAAGTCAGAGCTCTATGGCTGGCTGCGGCGGCCACTGCCGGATGAGGGAGAGGGCCTGCCGCACGGCTGGTGCCACTTCCCGCAGTATGGCGAGGAGTGGTTCCGGCAGCTGTGCGCCGAGCGGCTGACGAACACGGTGGACCGGCGTGGCTACAACAGGTTCGAGTGGATCAAGACGCGGCCCCGGAACGAGGCGCTCGACTGCAGGGTCTATGCGCGTACGGCCGCGGCCCTGGTTGGCGCGGATCGGTGGAGCGACGAGCGATGGGACGTCGAGGCGGCCGGCGGAGCTGAGCGGGCCCAGCCGGCGCCAGCGACGCGGGATGATGACGAGGATCAAGCATCGCCGCAGGCGGCCGCCAGGTCGTCGTTCTGGGACTGAGTAGCATGACCGAACGGAGGTGGCCCGGATGAGCACGTTCACGCAGGCGCATCTGGCGGCGATCGAGGAAGCGATTGCCGGCGGCTACATGGAGGTCAGGTACGACGACAAGCTGGTGAAGTACCAGTCGATCGACCAGATACTGAAGGCACGGAATCTGATCGCCAACAGCTTGGCCGCGGCTTCATCGCCGGTGGTGCGGATCGACTATCCGGCTGTGGTGCGCGACTACGAATGAACCCCTTCGATCAGTTCCTCGCGGCCATTGCCCCCAGGGCGGCGCTGCGACGCCAGGCGGCCCGGCTGCAGCTGGAGCAGATGCGCCGGTACGACGCGGCAGCGCGCGGCCGGCGGACGGATGGGTGGGTGACGCAGGGCAGCAGCGCGGATGCTGCGACGGCCCGTGGGTTCGGGGTGATGCGCGACCGGGCGCGAGACCTGGTGCGCAACAACCCCTATGCGCGCAAGGCGATCGAGTCATGGGTGACGAACCTGATCGGCTCCGGCTGGAGCTTCAAGGCAAAGCAGGCCAGGCGCAATGGCCGACAGGGTGAGCGAGTGACGGAGCTGATGCGGGCGTGGATGGCGGACCCGCGCCAGTGCGATTACCACGGCCTGCAGAACTTCGATGGCCTGGTGGCCCAGGCGGTCCGCTGCTGGAAGGAGAGCGGCGAGGTGCTGGTGCGCATGCGCCGGCCGAGCGCCGCCACGATGCGCCGCCTGGGGCTGACGATCCCCCTGCAGCTGCAGGTGATGGAGGGGGACTGGATCGACGAGAGCCAAGACACGGTGGGCACCGAGACCGGCAGTGGCTTCACGAAGCGCGGGATCGTCTACGACGAGGAGGGCCGGCGCGACCGCTTCTGGATCTACAACTACCACCCAGGTGAGGGTGCGGTGCAGGCCGTCAGCCAGGTGGCCAACACGGTGCCGGCGGAGGAGATCATCCATCTGTTCACGCCAGAGCGGCCTGGGATGTCGCGGGGCGTCAGCTGCCTGTCGCCGGTGATGGTGCGGCTGAAGGACCTGGGCGATCTGCTCGATGCCCGGCTGATGAGTCAGAAGATCGCGGCGTGCATGAGCGTGGCGATCACTGACCTCGACGGCATGAGCGACAAGAAGCCGACGATTGGGGAGAAGATCGAACCTGGCGCCGTTGTGCGGCTGGGCCCCGGCCAGGACATCAGGTCGATCACTCCACCTGGAGCTGGCGAGATCAACCAGGTGGTCAAGACTTACCTGCTGGAGATCGCGGCGGGAGTGGGCATCACCTATGAGGAACTGACGGGCGACTATTCGGGGGGCAGCTTCACGCAGGGCCGGATGGGGTGGATCGGCTTCCAGCGACGGCTGCAGTCCGAGACGTGGCAGGTGTTGGCGCCGATGCTGTTTGACCGGATCGCCGGCTGGGCATTCGATGCGATGAGCGCCGTTGGGATCGCGACCGATGGGCTGAGCGCGGACTGGACGCCGCCGAAGCGTGAGCTCTACGACCCGCAGTCGGAAACCAGCTCCACGCTCAGCCGGGTGCGTGCGGGCCTGCTGCCTCCGCAGGAAGCGATCCGCCTGGATGGCTATGAGCCGGATGAGGTGCTGAAGCTCTACGCCGAGTGGAACCAGCAGCTCGATGCCGCTGGTGTGGTGCTCGACAGCGACCCACGGAAGGTGAGCGCGGCGGGCCTGACGCAGGCGCGGCCTGTCGGGTCGGCCCTGCCCCCGACTGGCGAGCCGCCGACGGAGCCTGCGCCGCCGCCGGCACCAGCGGCCGCGAGGCCGCCTGCAGGCTGACCCTAGAATCGAGGAGGATGAGGAGTGCCAATGCCGAGCGACGGTCTGTTGCAGACCCGGGCGATGTTCGCTCCAGAGACGATCAACGTCGAGGAGCGAACTGTTGAGCTGGTCTGGTCGACCGGCGCCCAGGTGCGACGCGCGAGCTGGTCGCGCGGCGACTACATCGAGGAGCTGAGTCTGCAGCCTGGCGCTGTGAGGCTCGACCGCCTGAATGCAGGCGGGCCGCTGCTCGATGCGCACGACTCCTTCTCGCTGCGCAGCCAGATTGGTGTGGTGCAGCGAGCATGGCTGGATGGAAACGAGGGCCGCGCCCTGGTGAAGTTCAGCCGGCGGGATGACGTCGAGCCCATCTTCCAGGATGTGATCGACGGCATCTACCGCAACGTCTCCGTGGGCTACAAGGTCCACAAGACGGAGCGCGACGAAACCGGCGCTGTGCCGGTGGAGCGTGCTGTGGACTGGGAGCCCTATGAGCTCTCGCTGGTCCCGATCCCGGCTGATGCCGGGGCCCAGGTGCGCTCTGAGGAGGCGCCTGCAACCCAACCTGAAAAGGAACGATCCATGACCCTTCCCGCTGATGGGGTGCAGGCTCCCGAGCCCACCCAGGACATCGAGTCCCGCGCTGCTGCTCCTGCGGCCGCGCCGGCTGAGGCCACCATGACCGTCTCGGTGGTGGATGCCGAGGCCGTGCGCGCCGAGGAGCGCCGCCGCACCGCCGGCATCCTCGATGCCGCCCGCAAGCTGCGCGTCGACGAGAGCGTGGCCCACAAGCTGATCGCTGATGGCGTCGCCCTCGACGAGGCCCGCATGCAGCTGATCGATGCTCAGTCGGCTGAGCAGCGCAAGACCCCGGGCTTCTCCCGTGTCGAGGTGACCCACGACCACGGCGAGAAGCGCGCCGCGGCCAAGCTCGAGTATCTGAAGGTCCGCGCCGGCCTCACCACCCTGGACCAGGCTGAGGCTGCTCGCGAGTACCGCGGCACCACCCTGCTGGACATGGCCCGCGAGTCGCTGGAGCTTGCCGGCATCAGCGCCCGGGGCATGGACAAGTCGGAGATCGCGGTGCGTGCGATGCACGGCACCAGCGACTTCCCGCTGCTGATGGCCAGCATCCAGCGCGTGACGCTGAAGGCCGCCTATGGGGCTGAGGTGCAGACCTGGGCGCCGATGGCGGAGCAGCGGAACCTGCCCGACTTCCGCGAGATGAAGGAGATCGAGGTCGGCGGCCAGATGCTGCCGGAGGAGATCAAGGAAGGCGGCGAGTACAAGACCGGGACGCTGCAGGAGCAACAGGGCTCCTGGAGCCTGAGCGAGTACGGCAAGAAGCTGGTGATCGGCCGCCGGCTGATCATCAACGACAACCTGGGCTACATCACCCGCGCTGTGCAGGTGCTGGCCCGTGGCGTCGCCACCTTCGAGGCCAACCAGATGTGGGGCCTGATCACCGGGAATGCCAAGTGCATGAGCGATGGTGTGGCCCTGTTCCACGCCAGCCACAACAACACCGGAACCGGTGTGATCGGCGAGACCGCCATCTCTGCCGCGCGGCAAGCGATGCGGAACCAGAAGGACTTCACCGGCAAGAACCCGCTCTACGTGGTGCCTAGGTACATCCTGCTGCCGACCACCCTGGAGACTGCGTTCGACAAGTTCAACGCGCAGATCATTCCGAACCAGACCACCAACGTCAACATCTTCTCTGGCTACCTGCAGAAGATCGTCGAGCCGCGTCTGGATGCGTCGAGCACTGCGCAGTTCTACATCGTCGGTGATTATCCCGGCGTGACGAAGCTGATCTACGGCTACCTGGAAGGTGAAGCCGGCCCGACGATCGAGTCGGAGATCAAGCGCGACCCTGACGGCATCGTGACCTACCTGCGCCACGACTTCGGCTGCGCCATCGGCCAGCACCAGGGCTTTTACCGCTCCACCGGCGCCTGATTTGGGCGCATCTGATCACCACATCGAGAGGTTCCAATGAAAGGCTTCGATCCTTCGACCGGCCTGGGTTACATCCAGGAAGGCGATTACATTCAGGTGACGCTGCCCTACGCTCGCAAAGCGGGCGAGGGTGTGCTGATCGGTTCGCTGTTCGGTGTGTGCGTCGTCGATGGCGCGCAGGGCGACAGCATCAACATTCACACCGAGGGCGTCTACGGGCTGACCGCCGCCACCGGCGCCAGCACCGATGCAACCGAGTGGGCGAAGGCCTACTGGGACAACAGCGCCAAGAAGATCACCCCGGTCAGCACCAACAACTCCTACGTGGGTGTGTTCGCCGCAGCAAAGGCCACCACTGACGCTGCCGCGCGGGTGCGTCTGAACGAGTTCGTGGTCTGATGCGGCCAGACCTGGCTGGTCATGCCCTGCGGGCGGTGGTGCGGACCATGGGCGAGCCCGTGGTCTACCGCCGCCGTGGGGAGCAGTGGCCAGTCAGTGGCGTGTTCCAGGCCAGCCATGTCGCGCTCGATCCGGAAACCGGCGTGCAGGTCCGCTCCACCCATCCCGTGTTGCTGGTCAATGGGGCGGCCCTGCCGGTCCGGCCGCAGCAGAGCGACGAGGTGGAGGTGCGGGGCAAGACCTGGCAGGTGCGCGATGCGCAGCCTGATGGTCACGACGGGTGGCTGCTGATGCTCCATCGCACGAGCAACCGATGATCCGGCCCGGGCGGCGCGACATCACGATCCCGCAACGTGGCACGTTCCGCGAGCGGATGCGCCTGCGCGCCGATGGCGAGCCCCTGGACTGCACCGGCTACCAGCTAGTCGCGCAGGTCTGGGATCGCCGCCGCATCCAGCTTCTGGCCGATGGTCAGATCGAATGGGTGGACCGCGAGCATGGCCTGTTCGATCTGGTGATCCAGTGGCAAGCCACGACAGCGATCACGAATGACGGCCAGTGGGATCTGCTGGTCATCGAGCCTGGCGGCGACCGCTATTTCTGGTTGGAGGGCACCGCCTTCCTTGATCGAAACTTCAGCTCTCCCCCACCGGTAACACCATGACTCTGCAGGTCGCAGTCGAGATCATCGAGGCGGCCCCGGTCAGTGTCGAGGTCGTCGAAAAAGCCGGCGTGCAGGTGGTGGAGATCGACCGCCCGACGCAGGCGGCCGTTGTGGAGGTGATCCACCCGGGACCGCAGGGCCCTCCTGGTGAGGTGGCCAATTCCTACACCCACAGCCAGCCGGTGCCGTCCCCCACCTGGACGATGCCGCACAACCTGGGCTTCCGCCCCAGTGTCGAGCTCCTGAACTCCGGCGGCCAGGAGATCGAGGGGGACATTCTCCACCTCAGCGAGAATGTCTGCATCGCCTACTTCAACCAACCCATCGCCGGCCTTGCGAGGCTGAACTGAAATGGCTCGTTCCATCCTTACCGACTTCGACTTCGGGAACGTCTCGAAGATCCAGAACCTGCCCGCCCCCGTTAGCTCCGGTGATGCGGCCAACAAGTCCTACGTCGACTCCTTGGTCGAGGGCCTGGCGTGGAAGGACAGCTGCCGGGTCAGCACTCAGGGCAACATCAACCTCGCCTCGCCTGGTGCCACGATTGACGGCATCACGATGTCCTCGGGCGATCGTGTGCTGGTGCGTCTGCAGACGACCGCTCCGGCGAACGGCATCTACATCTGGAACGGTTCCTCCACTCCGATGACGCGGGCGCTGGATGCCAACACCGCCGCCGAGCTGGAACAGGCCGTGGCGGTGGTGGAGGAAGGCACCAGCGCGGGCATGAGCTACCGCCAAACCGTCGTCAACGCCACGCTGGACACGACTGATCTGGTCTGGCAGGTCTTCGGCTCCGTCTCCCCGGCCGCCACCGAGAGCACCGCCGGCATCGCTGAGGTCGCCACGCAGGCCGAAACCGACGGCGGCACCGATGACCAGCGGATCGTCACCCCCGCCAAGCTGGCGGCCTGGAGCGGCAAGCCGAAGCGCTTCGCATCGAACATCGGCGATGGATCAGCCACCAGCTACACGGTGACTCATAACCTCGCCACCCGTGACGTGAGCGTCGCGGTCTATCGCAATAGCGGCAACTATGACGAGATCATGTGCGACATTGAGCGCACAACCACCAACTCGGTCACGGTGAAGTTTGCGTCTGCGCCAACGTCTAACCAGTTCCGTGTTGTGATTGTCGGCTAATGGCCCGCGCTCACCTGAGTTCTCCAGACATCAATGCCCCGCTGCTACTTAATGGCAGCGCGGGCACCGTTGGGCAGGTCCCTGTCTCACAGGGACCGCTCAACCCTCCACAATGGGGTGATGGCGGTGTCAGCAACACGCAGGCCCGGCAGCTCAACGTGGCATTCACGATCATCTTCGGGGCATGACCCACCCTCGCTCCCGCATCCGCGCCGCCTTCGTTGATCGGCTCATCGACGCGACTCCTGCAGAGGAGCGGGTCAACGCCGGCCGGCTGATGCCCGTCGAGGAGCCGGAGCTGCCGGCGATCGTGGTTCACACCCGCGACCGCGAAGAGCTGCAGGAGCGCAGCCCCTCCGGTTGGAACGGCTTCGAGGAGCGCCTCTGCATCGTCTCGGTCATCTGCATCGCTCAGTCGTTCGACGACCTGGACACCGAGCTCGACGACATGGCCGCGGCCGTCGAGGCCCGCCTCCAGGCCTGGGTCATCCCCGGCTTCGAGTCCTCTGATGCCCACCTGATCGACACCCGCTCCGACGACCCTGAGTTCAACGGCAGCCTCACCACCGGCGCCACCGTGCTGCGCTACGGCGTGAAATACCGCACCCCGTTCCGCGACTGCAGCAACCCCTACGTCCAGGCCGATCCCGACAGCATCTACCGCTCTGGCGCCTACCCTGGTGGCCAGGTCACTGCAGGGTGCCCTGCAGGCAACACCGGCGAAGCCTGCCCTATCGGAGACGCCGAACTGTTCAGCCAAGAGGAGCCGATCAACTGATGGCCACACGCAAGCGCGCCCGCGACGAGGAGGGGCAGTATCTGGGAGACGATCCCGCAACCCCCGAGAACGAGGCCTGGATCACCGCGCCGGAACTGAGCCAGTTCCTGGGCGCCGAGCTGCCCGGCACGTCGGAGCAGATCGCCACGGCACTGCAGCTCAGCACCACTGCCGCCGAGCGTTTTCTCGGTCGCCCCCTGCCCGATCTGCTGCCTCACAACCTGGCCCAGGGTGTTCGACTCCTTGCCTCCAGCCTGCTGCTGAGCAACCGCCTCGAGGAGCCGCCAACCGACGCGGACATCCCCCTGGTCGTTCGTTACTACTGGAAGGCCGGGGGCTGAGCGATGCTTGGCATCAACCGGGCCGATCACACGACGTCCGGTGTCGGCAGCCGCGAGAGCACGAACCACGGACGTGCGCTCAACAACCTCATGCGCTACGGCCTCGTGAAGGAGGCCGATTACGAAAACGGCCTGTTGCGGGTCGACATCCAGGACGGCGACCTGGAGACGGCGTGGCTGCCATGGCTCACGCTCCGCTCCGGCAATGACAAGTTCTGGTGGGCGCCGGAGGTGGGCGAGCGGGTGCTGGTGCTGGCCCCCAGCGGTGAGCTGCACAACGGCGTGGTGATGGCTGCGCAGATCAGCAGCGAGTTCCCGCAGATCGCGAACCGGGAGACGGTGCAGCGCACCGAGTTCAGCGACGGCACCGTGATCGAGTACGACCGAGATGCAGGCCGCTACCTGCTGGACGTGCATGGCGACATCATGATCCGCGCCACCGGCAACGTCACCATCATCGGTGAGAGAATCGACCTGAACCCATGACGGAGGCGGCGACATGGCACGCGGGATGAGCCGCGACACCGGCCAGGCCCTGGGTGGGTTCGACCACCTGCGCCAGAGCATCCAGGACATCCTCACGACGCCGGTGGGGACACGGATCCATCGGCGCGACTACGGCACCCGCCTCCCCCGCCTGGTCGATCGGCCGATCAACCGCAGCCTGGTGTCCGAACTGGTGGCGGCGACGGCTGAAGCGCTCGATCGGTGGGAGCCACGGCTGCGGCTGGAGAAGGTGATGATCGACAGCGTGACGCCAGGCGGCCAGATCGAGCTCAGCCTCGTTGGCTACTACCTGCTGAACGGCAAACGAGTCGAGATCGAGGGGCTGGTGATCTGATGGCAACGATCGACTTCAGCGTCATCCCAGACCCGACGATCGTCGAGGAGCTGGATTTCGAGACGATCCTCGGCGAGATGATCGCGGACCTCCAGGCCCGTGATCCGGCCTACTCCGAGATCCTGGAAAGCGATCCCGGAGTGAAGATCCTGGAGGTCGCGGCCGCGCGCGAGCTGATCCTGCGGCAGCGGATCAACGACGCCCTCAAGGCCACCCTGTTGCGCTATGCCCTGGGTGCCGACATGGACAACCTGGCGGCCTTCTACGGCGTGACCAGGCTGCAGGATGAGAGCGACGATGCGCTGCGGCTGCGGACCATCGAGCGGATCATGGGCAGCAGCACGGCCGGCGGCCGCGCCTGGTATCGCTACCAGGCCCTGGCGGCGGATCCGCGCGTGAAGGATGCGAACGTCTCCAGCCCTGAACCCGGGCAGGTGGCGGTGGCGATCCTGAGCAAGGAGGCGGAGCAGGTGCCGGCCGCAGCCGGCGCCGCGCTTGACCAGCTCGGGGTCGCCTTCGGCATCGTCCGCACCACGGGCGAGAGCGACGAGGCCTACCGCGCGCGCATCCTCGCGGAGGTGGTGGCGGGTGGCGGCTACGGCATCGCCAGCGCCGAGCTGGTGGCGGCGGTGAATGAGCGCCTGCAGGCAGACGACGTGCGGGTGATCACCGACGTGCTGACCGTCGTTGGCGCCGAGATCGTCCCGGTGAACGTGACGGCTCAGGTGTGGCTCTACCCCGAGTCGCCGTCGGCAGTGTTCGACGGACTGGAGCAGCGACTGCGCGACGCCTTCGATGCGCAGTCGGGCCTCGGCTGGGATGTGACCCAGACGTGGCTGATCGCACAGCTCCATCCGGCCGGCGTGCAGCGGGTCGTCTTGACAGCACCGGCAGCGAATGTCATCTGTTCACCGAATCAAGCGCCGGCCCTCGGCACCGTGTCGCTGACCCTCGCGGGTCGTGACCGCTGATGAGCCGCTACGACCTCCTGCCACCAAATGCGACGCCGCTGGAGCGCGACTTCTCGCGAGCCACGTCTTTTTTGGAGCGGATCGGCCGGACGGTGCCGACCATCCGAACTGCGAAGCGGCTCGACATTCCCGACGCCGTTGTCCCCTGGCTGATCTACGAATACGGGCTGGCGGAGGTTCTGGAGTACCTGCCGGATGCCCGCCTGACGCTGGCCGATGGGATCGCATGGCAGCGCGTGCGCGGCACCCCGCAGGCCATCCTGATCGGCCTGAGCTGGCTGGGCATCAGCGGCACGATCGACGAGAGCGAAGGCGGCAGCTACCGCTGGGCGGAGTACCAGCTGGGCCTGCCGGCCCCGGTGCAGGGCCTGCAGAATCTCACCCGGATCGTCGGCGTGACGACGATCAGCCAGCCGGTTCGGTCCAGGCTGCAGCGGATCTTCAGCGTCTACGACCACCGCCGCTTCATCCTCGACGACAGCCTGCTGAGCGAGGGCAGCCCGCTCAGCGATCACACCGGCACCAGGCCGCTGGGTGACGATGGCCCGCAGATCAGCTTCGGCGATTACCGCCGCACGTTGATCGATGCCACCGGCACCGTGGCACCAGGGATCACGACGGCGCACGCTGCCCTGGTCCCCTACATCGACACCTTCCTGCTGGACCACAGCTTCATCGACGAGGAGTGGCACCTGCTGAACGATCCGATCAGCCGCGTGGACGTGATCTCAGGCAGCGTGTCGCGAACGGTGGAGGTGAGATGGGGCGAAACACCGTGGTCTACGCAGAGGTGGGATGGCAGCGCCGATGCTGCTGGCGGGAAGATCACTACGATCACGTGACTATGATGACCCAAGGGCTCTGATCCAATGGCTGCAGTTCTGACGCTGGCTGGACGCGTGGCCATTGCCGAGGCCATCAAGGCATCGGCTGCCATTCACATGGCATGGGGCACCGGCGATGCCTCCTGGGGCACCTCGCCCCCCAGTCCGTCGACGACAGCCACGGCACTCGTGGCGGAGATCGGCCGGCGAGAGGTGACCGAGGTGCGCTTCTGCGTGCCCGATGCAGCCGGCGCGATCGTGGTCCCTAATGGCCAGTTCTCCCTGACGAACACGCCATCGTCGAACCTCTACTTCAAGTTCTTCTTCGAGTTCGGTGATGCAGTCGGCCAAACGATCCGCGAGCAGGGAATCTTCCTCAACACAGTCAGGAACGCTGGGGTGTCCAACTCGCTGGCCTATCTCACTCCAGGACAGATCAGCAATCCAGGTCGTCTGATTGTTCTGCAGAACGGCAATCCGATCCTTCGCGAGGTGACCACTCGCCAACTGTTTGAGTTCGTGGTGACCTACTGATGACACTCCAGGGCTACTACAACCGGTTCGACGCGACCGATCGCTACGACGAGCTGCTGTTCCGCGCCAGCAAGGGTCTGCAGTCCGCTGAGCTGAACGAAGTCCAGAGCACCCTGATCGATCGGCTGACGCGGATCGCCAATGCCGTGTTCCGCGATGGCACGGTCATCGCCGGCACGCCGCCGCTGATCAATCCCAGCACTGGCGTCACAACCTGTCCCGACTCGAGGATCTACATCCGAGGTGCGGTGCGCGAGGTACCGGCCCGTACATTCACGATCCCGACCAGCGGCCTGGTGCGGATCGGCGTGTTCCTCCAAAGCGTCGAGCTGACCGAGGACGACGACAGCACCCTGCGCGACCCTGCTCCGGGGACCAGGAACTTCAACGAGCCCGGCGCCGGCCGCCTGCAGGTCACCCCCGTCTGGGGCCGCGAGGGCGAGCTGACCGGCGAGTTCTTCAGCGTCTACCTGGTCGTCAATGGGAACCTCTTCACCCAGACGACATCCGGCACCGACAACGCCTTCTACGAGGCACTAGCCCGCTACGACCGTGAGAGCAACGGCAATTACATCGTCCAGGGCCTGAACGTCCTGGCGCTCGGCTCTGGCGTCTTCAGCGTCACCGAAGGCGTCGGGAACATCTTCGGCTACAAGGTCGACAAGCCCTCGGCCAGTCGCCTCACCTACGCCGACGACCCCGATCTGGAGCAGGTCACCAGCGAGCCTGACACCTACGTCAACAACACCAGCCCGATTCAGCTGAACCGCTATCCGGTCCAGCAGATCCTCGGTGTGGTGGCGACGCTGGAGAAGACCGTCACCCTCACCCGTGGTGGCGCAACCGGCGGCCAGGATGCCCTCCCTGATGTCTCCGTCGTGAGCATCGTCGAGGTGAAGATGGGCGGCACCACCTACACCGCCACCACCGATTACTTCCTCAACGGCGACAAGGTGGACTGGAGTCCTGCTGGCTCCGAGCCGTCGAGTGGCAGCAGCTACACGGTGAAGTACCGCTACCTCGCCAGCGTCACGCCGCAGAACGTGAACCTCGACGCCGGCACCTTCACCGTTGACGGTGCTGTCGCCGGCACCCTGATCCTCACCGATTACCGGTGGAAGCTCCCCCGCCTGGATCGGATCTGCATCGACAAGACCGGTGCGTTCCAGCGGGTGAAGGGCCTGGCCAGCCGGTATGTCCCGCAGCCGCCGATCATCCCCGAGAGCCTGCTCAGCCTGGCGACCGTCTCGCGCACGTGGGTGGGCACGCCGGTGGTGAACAATGACGGGATCAAGGCGATCCCCTTCTCGCAGCTGCAGCAGATGCGCAGCCTGATCAACGACCTGTTCGAGCTGGTCAGCCTGGAGCGGCTGGAGCGCAACATCGCCAGCAGCGAACCGAGCTCCAAGCTGGGCATCTTCGTCGATCCCTTCCTCGACGACGACCTGCGCGATGCAGGCATCAGCCAAACCGCGGCGATCGTCGACGGTGTGCTGATGCTCCCGATGCTGCCGTCGCCGTTCCTGCCGACGACCAACAACAGCACCGACGCGATCCTGCCCTTCACGCAGACCACGGTGCTGCGCCAGGAGCTGTCGACCGGCACCGAGCGGATCAACCCCTACCAGTCCTTCTCGCCCCTCGGTGCGACGATCACCCTCAACCCTGCCGTCGACCGCTGGACTGAGGTCGACATCTCCCTGGCAGTCTTCAAGAAGCGGTCGTGGTGGGCGAAGCGGTGGTGGTTCTGGGGCTGGAAGCCCAACCTGTCCAACCTCACCGTCACCCAGGACGAGGACAGCATCACCGTCACCGGCAGCGGGAACACCACGCTGAATCTCGCCACCTGGGTCAGTGGCCGGAAATGGTGGCGTCGCCTCAAGCGAACCGACGTGAACACCGAGCCTGCGCAGTTCATGCGGCAGGTGGCCGTGTCCTTCACAGGGGCCGGCTTCAAGTCCGGCGAGCAGCTGACGCAGCTCCTGTTCGACGGCATCAGTGTGCTCCCCTCCCCGGCGCCCACCGCCAACGGCAGCGGTGTGCTCACCGGCACCTTCACGATTCCGGCCAATGTCCCGACGGGCATCAAGGCCGTCACCTGCCTGGGCAACCAGGGCACTGCCGGCCAGGCCGAGTTCTATGGCGAAGGGGAGGAGATCACCGTCAGCCGGATCCGGCGGAAGCGGTGCAAGAGCGCGATCGATCCCCTCGCGCAGACGTTCCGCCTTGAGCAGCCCCGCTGGATGACCAGCGTCGACGTGCAGTTCAAGACGATCGGCAACACCGCCAACTCGGTGATCCTGCAGATCCGCGAGACGGAGCTGGGCCTGCCGACCTCCATCTCGCTGGCGGAGGGCAAGCTGTCGATGGTCGGTGTGACGACCACCGGCTGGACACGCATCACCCTCGACCGTCCGGTCTGGCTGCAGGCCGATGTCGAGTACGCGATGGTGTTGCTCACCGACGACGCGAACCATGCGGTCGCCATCGCCGAGGGTGGGAAGTACGACGCGGTGGCCCAGCAGTTCGTCACCTCGCAGCCCTACACCGTCGGTGTGCTGCTGAAGTCGAGCAACGCATCTACCTGGACCGCATTCCAGGAAGCCGACCTGACGTTCCGCCTGAACGCCGCGGCGTTCAGCAGCACCAGCCAGACGGTCAACCTGGGCCCGATCAGCTTCGCGACGGCATCGAGCCTGACCCGCAGCAGCACCACCGCCACGCTGGTGAGCACCGGCATCGTGGCGGCGCTGGGCATCAGCACCGGCGACACCGTGGTCGTGAGCGGCGCGACGCAGACCGCCTACAACGGCGCGCAAACGATCACCGTCGTCGATGCCAACACCATTACCTTCACCGTCTCGGGAAGCCCGACGACGCCCGCCACCGGCACCATCCGTGTCGCCCCGGGCCTGACCTCCGACCTGCTGACGATCGCCAACGTCGAGCGGCCCACGTCCGCCACCGATGTGAGCTTCGTCTACACCCTCGACAATGAGACCACGATCAGCGGTGGCCCCGACGGGCGGGTGCAGCTGACCGATCGCATCACGCAGGGAATGAGCCTGTCGATGCTGCTGACCGGTACCAGCACCGAGAGCCCCTACGTGTTCGCCGGCACGCAGGTGGTCCTGGGCAACACGCCGACGAGTGCCACCTACGTCTCCAGGGCGTTCACCTGCGCGGCGAACAAGAGGGTGAGCATCACGTATGAGGGCCTGATCCCCGCAGCCGCCAGCGTGGTGGTGGAGATCCAGAAGAGCGACAGCACCTGGCAGACGGTCAGCCAGACCTCCAGCACCTCGATCGGCGACGGCTGGGCCGAGTTCAACCACACGGTCTCCAGCTTCACGGCCGGCGGCTCCACCACTCGGGTGCGCCTTACCCTGAACGGAACTCCGGCGGCCCGCCCGCTGGTGCGTCAGCTTCGCGGGGTGGTGATCTGAAATGACGATTGACGACCGGACACCAGTAAGGAGCTACGCCAAACCGGCGGCATCGAACCTCCTGAACGAGGACGTGGTGCGACTGCGCAGCGCGCTCGATGCGATTGATGGCGATGTGGCGGCCCTGGTGGCAGCGGTGCAACTGCTGGCGCCTCTGGCGAGCCCGGGGCTGACCGGCACGCCGACGGCCCCCACGCCGGCCCTGGACAGCGACAGCCAGCAGATCATCACGGCGGCCTACCTGCTGGGGATGCTCAGCGTTGTGGCGCCGACGATGGATGGCGTCGCGGCAGTCGGCACCAGCACCAGGCTGGCCAGGGCCGATCACCGTCACCCGACCGACACCAGCCGGGCGCCGCTCGACAGCCCGGCTCTGACGGGCACGCCCACGGCTCCGACGCCCGACGCTGGCGACAACAGCACCAGGCTGGCGACCACCGCCTGGGTGCTGGTGCAGGCGTTCGTGCGTGGCAACCGGACCGTGTTCGCCGGTACCGGCCTGACCGGCGGCGGTGACCTCAGCGCGAACCGCACGATCGCGGCAGACTTCGCGACGCAGGCGGAGGCCGAGACCAGGACAGCGGCCGACAAGGTGATGTCGCCGCTGCGGGTGGCTCAGGAAATCGCATCTCTGTTCGCCACCCAGGCAGAAGCGGAAGCCGGCAGCAGCAACAGCGCGTTGATGACGCCACAGCGAACGGCCCAGGCGCTGGCGGCTCAGCTGGCGACTCAGGGTGAGGCCGAAGCGCAGGCCAGCAACAGCAGGCTGATGACGCCGTTGCGCACCGGGCAGGCGATCACCTCGCTGCTGGCGACAGAAGCGGATGCCGCTGCCGGCACCAGCAACAACAAGCTGATGACACCACTGCGGACGGCGCAGGCCGTCACACCACTTGTCAACCAGCAGATTCAGGGTCGGTTGGTTGGCATTGCAGCTGCCCTCTCCACCATTTTTGGATAGACCATGACAGCCCCAAACATCGTTCAAGTCGCCTCGATCTACAGCAAGAGCGATTCAGGGATCCTGACCGCCAGCTCTGCTGATCTGCTGGTCAATGGTGCCAGCTCAAATAAGGTTCTGCGGATCAACTCGCTTTACATCTCCAATACTGACGCGAGCACTGCGTATAACGTAACGATCACGTTCTACGATGCCAGCCGGACCACTGCTCGCAATGTCGCCTTCCAGGTGACAGTGCCTGCAAAGAGCACTTTGGTTGTCGTCGCCAAGGATTCGATGCTCACCCTGGAAGAAGGCGACAAGATCAGCGGCTTGGCAAACACTGCCAACAAGCTGGAGTACATCATCGCGTGGGATGAAATCGGATGAGCAGGACACAAGGAGGCGTCCTCGGGGTTGGCAACGTCCCGACACAATCAAGCGCATCCGGCATCTGGCGGATGGATGAGGTCCAAGACGCTCGCCGCAATAACATCTGGCCGTTTGTCTACGACATCGAAGTGCTGCTGCTTGGCGGTGGCGGCGGCGGTGGCGGTGCCGCAGGCGGCACCAACAGGCCCAAGGGTGGCGGCGGCGGCGGCGGCGGCATTACCT